TGAAAAGAGGTTACAAAGGCCGTCGTTCGTACGGCAGAAAAAAAGGTGGCTATCGGTCATCAAAAGTAAAAAGAACTTATTACGTATCACGCGGTGGAATCCGCCTTTAAAACAAAAAAAAATGGCACAAAACCTTTTCAACAGCATTCAGCTGAACAAACCAAAGAAAAACGTCTTCGATTTAACGCATGACGTAAAGTTATCAACAAATATGGGTCAGTTAACCCCTATTTTAACACTAGAATGTGTACCTGGAGACAAATTTGATCTATCATGTGAAAGCCTTATTAGATTCGCTCCAATGATAGCTCCAGTAATGCACAGAATGGATGTAACAATGCATTATTTCTTTGTTCCTAATAGAATATTATGGGATAATTGGGAAAAATTTATTACAGAACATAATAGCGCATATGTATCACCATATATACCATCCAATGTATTCTTAGCATCAAATCAACCTACTTTTCCAACATCTGCAAGAACTGCAGATTATTTAGGAGTACCACCTCCACCAGTAGGTGCAACAACTACACAAGTAAGTGCATTTCCTTTTGCAGCTTACTCAGCAATTTACAATGAATATTATAGAGATCAAAATTTGCAAGCTCCAGTAGATTATAAATTAAAGGACGGAGACCAATATGTATCAGCACCTTCAGATATAAATAGATTAACCACATTAAGAAATAGAGCATGGGAACATGATTATTTTACATCATCATTACCTTTTGCACAAAAAGGTGCAGCAGTAGATATTCCAATTGGAACAATTGACTCAGATGTAGCAGTAACATGGAATTCATTAGAAAATGGTAATACGGCAGTAACGTATGACGGTACTAATAGTACAACAATAGGTTCAACACCTGGCTTAAATACTGTTGGAACACCAGAAATGATAGCAAAAACTGGAGATTTAGGTATAGAAGCTACAACAATAAATGATTTACGTAGAGCATTTAGATTACAAGAATGGTTAGAAAAAAATGCTAGAGGTGGAACACGATATATTGAAAACATTTTGACACATTTTGGAGTAAGAAGTTCAGATAAAAGATTACAAAGACCAGAATATATCACAGGTGTAAAAAGTCCAGTTGTAGTATCAGAAGTATTAAATACAACAGGCCAAGATGGAGGTTTACCACAAGGTAACATGGCTGGACATGGAATAAGTGTAACAAGTGGAAAAAGTGGTTCATACTATTGTGAAGAACATGGATACATTATAGGTATAATGTCAGTTATGCCAAAAACAGCATATCAACAAGGAATTCCACGAACATTCTTAAAGAAAGATTCATTAGATTATTTCTGGCCAACATTTGCAAATATTGGAGAACAAGAAGTAGCAAAACAAGAATTATATGCATATACACCAACTGGACAAGATACATTTGGATATGTACCACGTTATGCCGAATATAAATACATGCCATCAAGAGTAGCAGGAGAATTTAGAACATCATTAAATTATTGGCATTTAGGTCGAATATTCGCAACTGAACCAAGTTTAAATAGCACATTTATAGAATGTGATCCAACAAAACGCATATTTGCAGTAGAAGACCCAGCAACAGATGTATTATATTGTCATGTATTAAATAAAATTAAAGCAGTTAGACCAATGCCTAAATATGGTACACCAATGGGAATCTAATGTCTACAAAATGTATAACACCTTATCATGTACAAGACAAGTTCACAGGAAACTATATACCTGTGCCATGCAGTAAATGTCCCCCATGTATGAAAAGGAGGACAAGTGGATGGAGTTATAGATTGATAAAAGAGGGCGAACGTTCTAGTAGTGCATTATTCGTTACATTAACATACGACACTGAATATGTTCCAATAACAGAAAAAGGATATATGAATTTAGATAAAACTGATATACAGAAATTCTTTAAAAGATTACGGAAACTATCCAAAACAAAAATTAAATATTATGTATGTGGAGAATATGGTACTAAAAAGATGCGCCCTCATTATCATATAATATTATTTAATGCAAACAAAGAACATATACAAAAAGCATGGATATTAAACAACAAACCATTAGGCACATTACATATAGGACAAGTTAACGAAGCAAGTATAGGATACACATTAAAATACATGACTAAAAAAGGCAAAATACCATTACATTATAATGACGATCGTCAAAAAGAATTCAGCTTAATGTCAAAAAGACTAGGAGACAATTATATAACAGACAAAATGATTAAATGGCATAAACAAGATTTGGAAAAACGTATGTATGTAAACATACCAGATAATAAGAAAATAGCAATGCCAAGATATTATAAAGACAAAATATATAATGAACTAGAGAAAGACAAAATAGCAATGTATTTAAAAGACATTGCAGAAAAAGAAACAGAAAAATTACAAGAAGAATTAGGTGAAACATACGAAAAAGTAATGGTAGAAAGACATATAAACCAATTTCGAAAAATGTATAAAAATGCCGAAATCGGCCGTCAATATGAATAAATCAAACTTAAAAAGATACATTATGAACAAAGTTAAAAATTCGTTAAATTACAATTATCAAGACGAAAAAGGTGAAGTAAACACCTTACCTTCAATGACAATACCTGACCAAACCATGTCAATAAGGACAATAGTAGATAGATACGCAAGAGGTTTACCTGTAACTGCCTTTACACCCATATATGAAGGCGAAGACTTCTATATGCCAGACCCTAAAACATTAGATTTAGTAGATAGAGCAGAATTACTAGAAAACGCAAAACAAGAAGTGGAGAGCCTTAAGTCTCGCCAATGGAAAAAACCACAAGATGTTGAAAACACTGTGGAAAACTTAAAAAACGACGTTGAAAAGACACCAATTTAATTGGTGTCGCTTTCAGCGTAAGACAAGCGCAGCGCGTCAGAAAAACAAAAAGCACTAATATTCCTTGATATATTAGTGCTAATTGACACTAAACCCTTATATTTATGACAAATAAGCAACAAAATGAAATGGAGATGCGCCATTGGAATTTAATAGATAGGTTAAAATGTCAATTAAAAAACAACAAAAAGATAGGTAGAATATGTAGATATTATAGTACACCTATAAAACATTTACATAAATACCAATTCAAAAAAAATAAAAACAAAAATTATGCCAATACCAGCAGCACTAGTCGCAGCATTACCAGTAGTACAAGATTTAATTAATACAGGTAGTACATTATATACTAATGCACAAAATAAAAAGTTTGCACAAGAGATGTATGATAGACAAAGAGCAGACGCATTACAAGATTGGGACAAACAAAACAAATACAATAGTCCAAGTCAACAAATGCAGAGATATAAAGAAGCGGGATTAAACCCAAACTTGATATATGGGCAGATGTCTAATTCCGCAGCAATTAGAAGTACCGATATGAAACAACCCGACTTTGTAGCACCAAAATTACAAAACACTGGACAAGTAATGAACAATTATTTAGATTTAAAATTAAAAGAACAACAATTATCAAATGATAAACAAGCGGGTGAATTATTACGAGAACAAACAAAAGGAAAATCATTAGAAAATCAAAACGTAATAGACCAATCACCATATATAGCAGAAGAAAGATTTCAAAGAAGTAGATTAACGGGAAAGCAAGTTGATAGTATTATGGAAGATATAAACAATAAAAAACTTATGAATCCGTTATTAAGAGATAAAGTATCAAACGATATAAAAACTATGACTCAAAATAGATATTATCAAAATTTAACAACACCTCAACAAATAGCAGTACAAAAAGCAACAACAAAACTAATAGAAGCAAAAATATCTGGACAAGATATAGAAAACTTATTTAGGAAATATACATATGATTTACAGAATAATTTAGGTTTAAATCCTAATATTATATCAGATTTATTAAAAATAGGCGCTTCTTCATTATTAAAACCAAGATAATATGAGAATATTTTGTATATATTACAGAGGAATGGTTATAATTAAAAACCAAACATTAGAGAGAGCATTAGAACTATTAGAGCGTTCAAGCGCTTTAACAATAGGAATACAAACAAATAACAATTAAAAAACCAAAAAATGAAAAGAGGTTACAAAGGCCGTCGTTCGTACGGCAGAAAAAAAGGTGGCTATCGGTCATCAAAAGTAAAAAGAACTTATTACGTATCACGCGGTGGAATCCGCCTTTAAAACAAAAAAAAAT